AAGAATCAGAAAAAGAATCAGATTTAAAAGAAGAAGAATCAGATTTAAAAGAAGAAGAATCAGATTTAAAAGAAGAAGAATCAGATTTAAAAGAAGAAGAATCAGAAGAAGATTTAAAAGAAGATTTAAAAGAAGAAACAAAAAGTAAAGAAAGTACAAGTTATAAAAAAAAAACAATAAAAGTTTCAAAAAGTGTATCAAACGGTATAAAAAACGCAACAATAAAAGTTTCAAAAGAGAAAGATAATGATATAATGGAAAATATAAAAGAATTTAAATTAAAAGGAAAAGAAAAATTAGATGTATTAACAGAAGATGAATTATCAAATATGTTAAAAAAGTGTATAAATAATTATTATAATTTATCATTAAATGATGAAATATATTTGAGTGATGAAGATTATGATTATTTAAAAGAGTATATAATAAAAAAGTATCCAAATAATGATATAGTAAATAATGAGATAAATTATGTAGAATTAAAAGACAATAAAGTAAAATTACCATATGAGATGTGGTCAATGAATAAAATAAAAATAAATAAAACAAAAGATAAGTTAAAAGAGGGTGAAAAAGAAATAAATAAATTTAAAAAAAAATTCAAAGGTCCATATATAATATCGAGTAAATTGGATGGAATAAGTGCTTTATATTCTTGTGAAAATAATATAAAAAATTTATATACAAGAGGAACAGGAAAGATAGGCACACAAATAAATAAATTTATTGATTATTTAAAATTACCAGAATGTAAAGATAAAAATATTGTAATAAGAGGAGAGTTAATAATACAGGAAGAAGTATTTAATAAAAAATATATAGAAAAAGGTTATAATACATCAAGAAATTTTGTGGCGGGTTTATCAAATACAAAAAATGTTGAAGATTTAAAGAAAAAAAATATAGATTTAACAGATATACATTTTGTAGCATATGAAGTAATAAAACCAGAAAATTTAAAACCAAGTGAGCAATTTAAATTATTAAATGAATTAAGTATAGAAAGTGGACTAAAAGTAGCAAAACAAATAGATAAATTAGAAGATAATGAAAGTATAAATAATGTAAATTTAACATTACCAAATATGGAAGTAATATTAAAAAAATGGAAAAGCGAGTATAAATATAATATAGATGGAATAATAATAGCAAATGATGAAGTATATGAGAGAGAAAGTAAGAATCCAGAAAGTGCGTTTGCATTTAAAATGGATGATGAAGGTAAAGTGACAACAGTTACAAAAGTTGAATGGATACCATCAAAAAATGGTTTATTAATACCGACAATACATATAGAGCCAGTAATAATAAGTAATTCAAAAATAAGTAAATTATCAGGTAAAAATGCTAGATTTATAGAAAGAAACAAGATAGGTATAGGGGCAAAAGTAATAATAAAAAAGATGGGAGATGTTATACCCGGAATAGAAGATAAGGTTGGTATAATAGAAGAAGCTGAAGTAATTTTTCCAGATAAAGATTGGATATGGGATGAAACACGTGTAAATATAAGATTAAAGAATAAATTAGATAACAAAGATGTAAATTTCAAAAGAATATTAACATTCTTTGAAAAATTAGAAATAGAATCAGTAAAGAAAGGTGCAATAGCATCATTTATAGAAAATGGTGCAAATAGTATACAAAAGATAATAAATTTATCAAAAGAAGAAATAGCGAAAATGAATAATTTCGGTAGCAGAAAGGCGGAAAAGATATATAATTCGATAAAAGATAAATTAGAAAAAGCGGATTTAAGTAAGATAGCGGCGGCATCAAGTATATTTGAGAATTGCGGAGAAACAAAATTTGATACAATTTTAAAAGAAGAACCATTAATATTGATGGATGAAGGAGATGATAAAACAAAAATAGAAAAATTAAAAAAAATAGAAGGTATAGGTCCAAAAACAGCAAAAATAGTAGTAGATAACATACCAAAATTTATAGAATTTATAAAAGAAATAGGTTTAGAGTATAAATTAGATAAAAAAGTGGACCCGATAAAGGATGTAATAACAGAAACGACAGAATTAAAAGATTTAAAAGATAAAAAAGATTTAAAATTAGCAGGAAAAATAATAATTTTGAGTAAAATAAAAAAGCAAAATGAAATTATAAAAATTTTAGAAGAAGCAGGAGCAAAGATAGTAAATAGTATATTTTCTAATAATTTAAATCTTTTAATAACAGATGATAAGAAAAACATAACAAATAAAATAGAAGTTGCGAAGAAGAAGAATATAGAAATCAAAACATTTGAAGAAGTAAAGGAAGAATATAATTTATAAAAAAAATAAAAATAAAATAAAATTTTTTTTTAATATTAATAATTAATAATTATTATAAGCATTATAGATTATAATAATTTAAACATCACTTGGACCAACTTGATTATTATTATGGGTAACAAGTTGAATATTATGTAAATTAATTTCTTTATTTTTTTCGGCAGCTAAATTTTTCCAATAATCAGTATCTTCTTGATTTAAATTGTACCATTGATTGGCAATTTCAGTAGTAATATGAGTATTTTTAAGTTTATTATCATTAGAAGAAGCATGAGGATTATTTTGTTTAAGTTGTTCTATAACATCATTACGAACGAACTTAGAGAATAATGAATATCCGGTAACTTTAGTTTTATAATTAAAGGAGGAGTTTAAATTATTTTCATTTTTTCTTATGAGTTCAAGTTGAGATTTATTAAATTTACCAGTAGATTGACTATATTTAAGCATAATTTTTTTATCTGCGTTTTGTTCAATATATTTAATATATGTAACACTTTGATTATATGTATAACTAATAAATACGAGTTGTTTATTAGAATAGTCAACTAAGTTATTAAATTCTTTAAATAAATTAATAATTTGTAATACAGAATCAATAAAATTATTTCCTTTTTTAAGGTCATAATTAATATCATTAATAGTTTCGGAAATAATTCGAAACCGTTCAATCCCAACAACACTAATAATTTCATAAATATTAAGAATATCAGTATATTTTTTGCGTTGAACATCATTTTTTAAAATGATAGATGCGAGTTGATCTTTTGATAATTTATTTAAAATATAATCAACTGTAATATTATCATTATTACGATAATCACGAACTCTATTTCTACAAGTATTAAGGTCAACATTTGTAATATGATTAACAATACGATGTAAATTACCAAAAATAGTAAGTAATTCATTAAGATTCATAATATTAAATTTGCTAACAAAATCACAAATAATTGGATTAGTTTTTAAAATAGTAAACCAGTTTTCGGTTTTAAATGGAATAAATTTGCGTAAAATATTGTTTAAATCAAAATACGGGATTAGCCCCCCACATAATACATCACCGGGATTACGAGGAGCAGGACCACCATTACCATTATTATTGAGAAATTGATAATAATGAGGGTTATGAATTTGGCCGGTAACAATAATTTTGCCGGTATTCCAGCTAAAAGCAACTTTACATTCTGTGCACCACATTTGGTCGCATCCAGATATTTTATGAATACGAACACCGCATTGTGGACAACCTTTTGTATCTTTTTTAATAAGTTGGGTGCTTTGAACATTTTCGGGTTTACAAGTATGAGGGTCATCTTTTTTGTAACCGATAATTTCAAAACAATCGGGGCATGTAAATAATTGGCATACTTCACATTTATATTGGGTAGAAAGATAACCTTTACAATTGTCACCAGGACAAGGCATAATAAATTGTTTTCTTTCTTTAGTAATATCACCATTTCTTAAATTAGTAATTTCGTGTAAAGCTAGTTGATATTCGTGTCTAAGTGCTTTAAATACTTTTTGGGCTTCAAAGTATCTTTTAAAAATTAAGTCAGCATTTTCTTTATGTTTTTGAATAATACCTTCTCGTTCAACAATATGCATGAGGTCGGGTGTTCTACTAATTTCTTTTTCAACAAGTAAATTTTTGCGATGATTTTTATAATCATTTTCCATAAAAGTGCGATTCAGATTGGTAACAAGAAATTCAGATTCAAATGGATTTTTACAATGCATACAATGAGGGTCATCTGTAGTATTTAAAATATAAGTTCTTACGCAAGTTTTACATGCTTCAAAAGCACATGTAGAAACGGGACAAGTAATTGGAGCGTGATTCGATTTATTAATATTTTCACAGCAAACATTGCAAGACCATGTAACCTTCGCTGTGTTGTTAGTAGTCATATTATTATTATTATTATTATTATAGTTTAAAAAAGAAAAATAATAAATAAAATCAATTTTAAAAAAAACATTTTTTTTTGAACTTAAAGAAATAATTTTTATAAAACTCGTTTATTATTAGTTAATATAGAATTATTAATAACTAATCCAGTAATCAATCCATCATTATAATTATTTTCTAAGCAAGGGCATATGAATGATATAGTCATAATAAATATAATTAATAAACAAATTATAGTCAATGCTTGATATAATTCATCTACAAGAGATAAATCATATTCTTTTACTGGAACAATATTTAATTCTAAACGTGGTTCAAGTGTATATTTATCACATACAAAACTATAATAAAATTTAGCCATTAAAAATTTATTGTTAGTAAATTCTTCATATAATGCTTCTGGTTTAATAATAATATTATTTTCAATTAAGCTTTTTTCTTTTTTAACTATAAACTCATATGGTAACGCAAAATATTTACAATATTTTTTATTCGAACCAAAATCATAACAAGTAACATCTTTTTTTTTAATACGAATAATATCAAAATCACAATCATTATTAATTTTATTTTGCCTAATATGAGCGGGATGTTCACAATAGACATTAGCTAAAAATAAGATAAAATAAGTAAATAGCATAATTTAAATATAAATAATATAATATAATATAATATAAATAATGAAAAAATGAAATCAATTTTATTATATTACAAAAGGTATATGTTAGTCAAACTCATATGAAACAATATTTTTAATATTGGTGCGTATATATTTATATAATTTATTTTTGATCATAATTTTAATATTTTTATTATTGAAGTTGCTACCGAGAATTTTTTTCATATTAATAATATATAGTTCTTGATAATCATCATCTGATATATTATTAACAATTTCATCTTTCCAAATATTAAATTGAGTTAATAATTGTTTATTTAAAACATTAATTAATTTATTAATATAAAATTCGTCCATAATAATCCAAGAATAATCATTAACATATATATAAATTATTCCTTCTTTATTTGTGAATGCTTTAAATGGAACATTTTGATTATTTAATTTTAGATTTTCAATATAATCAAATAAAATTTGATAGCATCCATTAACGTAATCATTTTTAAAGATTAAATTTAATTTATCATTATCAATAATTATAGAATTAATAAAAGTATAGAAATCATAATTTGAATAGTGAAAATTTTCATTTAAGTAATCTATAATATTAATTTTATTTTTTCTAATAACAACATATTTTTTTAGTTCATCATAATCCGATTGTAATTTTTCATATTTATTATGTAAATTTACTAATAATTTTATAATAGTTTTATTATCAAAATTATTAACATTAAAAATATCATTATTATTATCATTATTATTATTATTATTATGTTGTCTACTTAATTTACAAGTAATAACATGATTATTATAAAATGATTTCTTTACATATTTTTTATTACAATATTCGCAAGAATATGTAGTCATAAAATTTTAAAAATTTATAATAATGTATATAATATCAAATTTTAAAATTTTCAATCAATTTAAAAAATAATATTATTTTATATTAATATGCCGTATACAAACACAAAATATAATTATGTAACACAATTACAAAATGATTTATCAGAAAATTGTGTTTCAAAAAATTTTTTAATTTCTTGTTCAAATGAAACATTTGAAAAATATTATTTAACCAATAAGGCTAGTCATTTAATACACCCATATTCAAAAGTATCAAATAGCATGACTAAATTTTCCGAAACTCAAAATCCAGTATTTAAATATAAAACACCATCAAGAGTTCCAATTGATTTATCCTCATCTTTATTTCCTATATATACACAAAAAAATATACAAAATCAAGTAAAAGTGCCATCATCATCATATACAATGAATTTAGCATCTTTAAATGTGAGTAAGGAAATCACAAATAGTAAAAAAGTATGGAATAATTCGAGTGATCGTGTATATGATTATAAAAATTCTAAAAAAAGTAATAAAGGTGTAGATATAAAACATAATTCATATGATAGATATTTAAATAAAAAAAAGGCGAATTATTTAAAAACAGAAAACGAGCCAAATACAACTATTAAACCTTTATATGGAAATAAAACAAGAGCATATAGTATATTAAATTGTGAAAAAGATTGTTAAAAAATTTTGCAAAATGGTATATATAAAAAAAAGTGAAAAATAATTTATAAAATAAATATTTTTATAAATTATTATCTAAAGAAAATAAGATATAGAAAATGCTTTTATATCATGGAACAACTATTGAAAATGGAATTTCAATATTAAAAAATGGATTTGATTTTAAAAAATCAGGAAAAAATTGGGGTTCTACATATGGTAGAGGTATATATTTTAGTCCAAATTATGAAACTGCCAGATTTTATGCACAAAGTGATGGTATAGTTTTGAGTTTAAATATAGATATAATAGAATATCAATTAACTAAATACGTATCACCAAATTCAAGAAAAAAGCCAAAAATACCGGAAAATTTTAATTGTGTAGTGACTCCAGATAATGATGAATATTTAATATTATATTTTATTTAAAAATATATAAAATAATTTTATGTTTTTTATTTTATTTTTAGAGAGATTCTATTATGAATATTATATTTATAATTTATAAATATGCCATCGAGTTTAAAAATGAATTTTTATAATAATGTGCCACATATAATGAATTTTAATAATCAAAAAAATTATATTGATGTTCAACAACAGATAATATTAGGTGGTAAAAGAAATAGAAAATGTTCTTTATTATTTTTACAAGGAAATAAACATTGTAAAAGTTGTGGTGGAAGATAAAATTAAAAAATAAAATTTTATTTTTTAATTTTTTTAAATTGATATTAATAATATTATTTAAAAATATTTTAATTAATATTATTAATAATGGAAGCATTATATGATGTATCTACAATAATTGAATATAATGTAGATAGAGTTAGTCAAATGGAAAAAGTTCAAAATGAAGGTTTGGAACTTTTCAAAAAGAAAAATACATATTATGGTGATGCTTTTGCTAATTATGGTGTTGTAGGTGTTTTAGTACGTATGGGAGACAAAATTGCTCGTCTTCAATCAATTACAACCAAATCAGTAAGTTTAGTAAATACTGAATCTTTAAGAGATACATTAATTGATTTACATAATTATTCAGCAATGGCTATTATGCTTTTAGATGAAGATAAAAACAAGACAGAAAATAATACTAATAATAATTCTAAATCACAATCACCTACACGACCATCAGCGCCCCCACCATCCCCCAAATAATATTTTTGAAAAAATTAAAATAATAACAAAAAATATATAAAAAATGAACTTAAAGAAATCATTGATGCGTCAATTACCAGCATTATACAAAATAAATAGCGGGACAATACATAAAAGATGTTATGCTCCAAGATGTCAAGATATAAAATTAGATACAAATTTTGAAATTTTTTTAAATAATATATTAATGAAAGAAGATTATAATAAAAAAAGTAGTTGAAAAAAAAATTGAAAAGATTTTTCAAACATTTTTTAAGATTATAAACCAAATATTAATATTAATAATATGGACCATCCTATTAATATTAACATTTCGAAGAATGATGAAACGTGTGAACAATATAATGAATTCAAGGATTATATTATTAAAAATAATGTAACTCTTCAACAAGAAAATAAGGAACATATAACAAAGATAATGGAATTAAATAAACGTATTGAAAGTTTTGAAGAAAGCGAGGATAAGAATGATAATAGAACAAATTATTTGCGAGGTCTTTTAAATAATTTAAATGAATTAAAAAGTGAGTATAAAAAAATAACACTTTTGACTGATACAAAGTTTAAAATGTTAGATAATTTAAAAAGCGATGTTACGAAAATAGATACAAAATGTAAAATATATATGTTAATAATGTATATATTTTATATTTTAACAATGATATCTATTCACATTGATAATATGTATATATTATGTTTTAGAACTGGATTTATGATTTTTGTAATATATGGAACATATAATATTAAATTATATAATGATAAAATTAATTTAATAGAAAAAACAGGTAAACAAAATATGTTAGATGTTACAAATAAGATTAAAGACTTAAATGTCGAAATAAAAAAGGCGGAAGAAGCGTGTTTAAGTTTGGACAATTGGATTTATGAAATTTAATTTATATTATATTACATATAATATTTATTATAAAATATTTGTATAATAATACTTAAAAATGTTAATAAAGTTGTTAATAAACTTGTTAATAAACTTGTTAAATAATAATTTTTTTTCAAATAATAATACCATACTTGATAAAACCAAAAATCTTTTATCATAAATGTATCAACATCTTTATATCCTCTTTTTTCATAATATTCTTTTACCCCTTCTCCACTAATCACAACAATACCATATAATCCATGTTCCATTGTTTTAATTTCAGCACATTCTAATAATCCTTTACCAATACCTGTATGTTGACAACCATGTTTATCATAAGCATTCACAGCAGTTGTATCACCATAAACATGTAATTCACGAATTAGTCCGCGTTTTTTTAATACATCAAATTTTGTCATATTATTTTTTTCTTCAACAATTCGTAATCGAATAAATCCAAATAAAGCACGTTCATCATAACTTTCATAACTAATAAAATAATCATTTCCTTCACTCGCATAATAATTTTCAAAACAAAATTTAGCTGGTTTATCATAATATTTACTATGACGTCCAATTTCACGAGACCGAATATCATTCGAATAAACATTATCACCATTTAATAGATTGTCAACCATTTGTCTCATATTACCAATATTATTGCCACCTTCAACATATACAGAACATGGAATATCTCTAATTACACGTGGTAATCTAACCCATTTAGGACACGTTTCCATACTATAACGAACAACATCAATTAATAATTTTGGATCAATATCAAAATAAGGAACATATTTCCCTTGTTCATACCATTTTTTAATAACAGTCCAAGGAACCGTTTGGCAAGGATAAACTTTCATTTGATCAGGACAAACAATAGAATAAACATAATCAAACATTGCTTTATCAATATCAACACTAGCACCAGGTAAATCAGGCATAATATGAATATCAATTTTGAAGCAATTATCTTTCAAATATTTCATAGCCCATAAAAGTTGTTCAATTGTATGACCACGATTTATTTTTTTTAAGATAGAATTATCTACATGTTGTGCACCAAGTTGAATACGTGTTACACCCCATCGCCTAAATCGCCAAAGCCAATCATCATCTAATGCATCTGGACGAGTTTCAATACAAATACCAATAATATGAACTTTTGCTGTTTTATTAATTACAATTTCTTCTTCAAC